TTATGGTATTCTTTCAAGTATGTCTACGGTCTGATCTTGCATTTTAGAGGTAGCATGAGCATAAATTTGTAGCGTCTCCTCAATATTCTTGTGCCCAAGCCTTGCCTGAACATCTTTAGGGTTGGCTCCATTCTCTAAAAGTAAGGTGGTATGTGTATGCCTTAATGAATGATAATCAAAGTTTTCGAATCCTAGTTGATAATGAATGATTCTGCTGCAGTGCTGGAGCACTCGTGGTTGAATATATGTACCATTCTCGCGGCGATTTACCAAGAACAATTCTTTCCCCTCTTGATTAGTATTTATTCCCCCATTGCTGTCTTCATATAAAGTAGTGTAGTATTCTGAATAATATTCCCGAGATTTCTCTTGTTTATCTTTTGCACGCCCCAGTATGCTTAACATTTTACTGTCCAGTGGGATTTTGCGAATTGAATTATATTTAGGGTTGTAGAATCTCCATGATCCGTCTAAGTTTTGAACTTGCTTGTTTATATCAAGAGTTTTTGCCTCGAAGTCTATATCTTCCCAAGTTATGGCGAAAGCTTCCCCTAAACGCAAGCCACACCGGTACGCAAGCTGCAACGGAATAAAGCAGGTGTGACCTTCGGGAAAACGCTTAATTATAGCCTCCCACTGCTCGGCAGGAATAATATTTCGATCCTTTTTTCTGGAGGGCGTTTCCGGAACGGCTCTATGGGAAGGAAGCCTTGTTCCAATTGCTGGGTTATATTTAATAAAGTGCATAGGTTCAACCGCATAATTTAAAGCCCCAGTTAGTAACCCTTTAAATACTGATAATGTATTACGGCTGTAACCTTGGTTGAATTTATCATTAAGAAACTTTTGAATTATGGCTGGTGTAAGGGATTTTAACTTATATTTTCCTAAAGTTGGCTTTATATGTAGATCAACTTTTTTTCGATAACCAATTAGTGTATCCATACTTAAGTTTATTTTACAGTATTCATCTAACCAAAAATCGTAAAAATCTGCTACAGATATATCAGACGGAGAAAAGTGAGACCCTGCGTTATCATATTCAGCTTTGGCCTGTGTGCCGGCTTCTATAGCATCAGCTTTGGTTCGATAGCCTCCTTTGGTTACTCGTTTTCGTTTTCCGTCGATTCGTGCGCTTTCAAAAAACCATTCCCAGGCTTTTCCCCGTTTCCGAGCTCCTAGTTGTCCCATATTATCATTTCCTTTCAGCTGCGCCGGCGCTTTTCGGCAGTTTATTGTGTATAACTCGTATTTTAAGCGCAAAAAATACGCCCCTTGTCAGGACGTTCCGAAAATGATATAATTCTACTGTCTATGTAGCCATATCTTCCCGGGTGAACCTGGTAAGAGAAAATCTATATGTAAAGCCGTTCGGTACGCCAATACCGGGCGGTTTTTGCGTTCTATATTAGTTTAAGTTTAAAGTTGCTTTGGTAGTCTTTTTGCTTGTACTCCAATCCCACAAATCTTCAAGAGAGAGAATGATATCGCTTTTGTCAGAAATCTTGAACGCTTCGGCCACATTAAGGGTTATTTCGGGCATTACATTTTTGGTACGATTATTGATAGCCTTATTCTCTGATGATGATAGATACGCTCTGTCGCATTCAATACCATTTTGGTAAGCCTTTATATAACTTCCACTTCCCATTGCGCTTAATTCCTTATCTGATTTGTTAGTAAAATCGTAATATACGATAACACATGCATTGCCCTCATAGTCTGTAGAGAGTTCATGCTTGGTGTATCTGACTTGACTGTCTTTAATGACAAAATCAAAGAGTGGGGCCTGAATCCTGGCACCATCTGCTCCTACCTGTTTACCATCGGGAGTAGTTGTGTTTGTAAGAATATAGCCTGAATCATTAAAGTAGTATTCCTGGCCACTTATATTTTGCCAAGAATTTACCGGGTATCCCCCATCTTCATTTTGAAACCACCAACCCGTGGTATCTTGTTTCCATTCTCCTGCAAAAGCTGTTATGCCCATTACCGCAGACAGTGCTGCGCTCACAAGTAGTAATCTTGTCTTTTTCATCCCGTTACCTCCGTAATATTATTTTATTAAAAAGCCATAGGCTATTTTAATCCTATTTATTAATACTAGAATTAATCAGTCATTTTGCAAATGTTGAATGGCTCAAAGAATATTATGTATTCACCTTTTTGAATGCCCAGTCCGTATTTGGAATAATAGCAATCTATTGCTTCCTGAAGAAAAGACTCAGTTACGTTAAGATGTTCAGCGATCTCATATCGATTGCAGCATCCAGCTTTTTTTGCTGATATTAATTTTTCAAGTGTAATCATTTTATTAAAAGCCCATAACCTAGCAGCGTGTTCTTGCTTTTGATTCCCCGAGCTATTCAGATCCAATATAATTCCTGATGAGGTGTGGTGGTGTCCTAATTCTTCAGCAAGTATACAGGCCCTTTCAACAGATGTATCAATGTAATTATTGATTGCTATGGAACCAGTACAGTATAAACCTTTAATATTATTGCTTTTAAAAGGAATGTAGTCTATACGTATTCCAACTTCTGCTGCTTCTTGTTCTTCTTTTTCTAAGTCACTCATCATGTAATCTTGTCCCCGATAAAAATTATTTTCGTCTGCTTTTCACAAATTCAACGTAATTCATAATTTCTTCCATTTCTTCTTCTGATAATTTATCTCCGTCAAAATGCGCAGCCAGTGTTTCAATGCCCTGTTCACTATATTTGCGTCCGGTCATAAGGTAATCAATAGTAACTCCAAAGTGGTCCGCAATTTTTTGTAGTTTATCTGCACTGGGGGCTGTGCTCCCCTTCCATTTCGATATAGTGCCTTTTCCGAATCCTAACTTTTTTTCTAGTTCAGATTGAGAAATATTGTTTTCATTAATTAGTTGTTGAATTCGATCTGATAAAGTCATAAAATTACCTCCTGAAAAAATTCAACAAAAACTATTGACAACGATGAATATATTCGGTATAATTCAAAACAAGAGATGAATATATTCAACGAAGCCGTGGCGGTTGAATTTGTTCTATGTATTTAGTGTCGTTACTATATATAATAGAATATTTTCAACTATATGTCAATAGAAAATGGTGAATATATTCAATTAAAAGGAGGTGACATTTTGCTTTTCGACAAAATAAAAGCACTAGCAGAGAAAAAAGGAGTTTCTATCTACAGATTGGAAAAGGAAGCTGAGCTTTCCAAAAGTAGTATTTGTAAATGGAATGACAACATTCCTTCTGTTGATAAGATTCAAAAAGTTGCAAAGTTGTTAGGCGTAACGGTAGATAGTTTACTGAAAGAGCCCTAGGGCTAGCAGCGCACTGAAAAGAGGAGGATAAGAATGAATGATTTATTAATGCAGCCAATGACGGACACAGTAAGCCTGACACAGATTGAAATTGCTCTGGGGATTGATGAAGCCGGAATGACCACAGCAAAGAAGCTTTATGAGTTTTTAGATCTGAACCAAGCAGCTTATGCACGTTGGTTTAAAAGTAACATATTGGAAAATGAGTTTGCAGAAGAAGGAACCGACTTTTTCCCATTCAACACTAATGTTGAATGCGGTGGGCAGGCTTCTAAAGACGCCAGATTAACCGCCAAATTTGCAAAGAAGCTTTCCATGACCCAGAAGAACGAACGTGGCGAACAGGCCCGGGAATATTTTACCAGAGTAGAAGACGGAGCTAAGAAAATGCTTCTCCAGTTTCAGGATATGTCCCCACAGCTTCAGTACATGATCAAAGTGGAGCAGGAGCAGAAACGACAAGCCCAGGAGATCGAGGCTGTAAGCAATCGTGTAGATAATATCAGGGAAGTTGTTGCACTGGATACCACCTCATGGCGAGAAGATACACGTAACCTTATTAATAAGATCGCCCAGGAGTTAGGCGGTGGACAAGCATTTCAGCAGGTTCGCGCAGAAAGCTATGAGCTTTTGGAAAAGCGGATGGGAGTCAGTTTAAAGCAGCGTCTTACAAATAAGCGCCGTCGCATGGCGGATGAAGGTGTCTGTAAATCTAAGAGGGACAAGCTTTCTCAGGTGGATATCATAGCCGAGGACAAGAAGCTGATCGAAGGGTACACAGCCATTGTAAAAGAAATGGCAATCAGATATGGTGCTGCGTAATTCGTATTCATGCAAAGATTATGAAAGGAGAAAAAACGATGGTAAAAGTATACGAACATCTTTACACCGTGAAAGAGGTATCAAAAGTTTTAAAGGTAAACACTGATGCAGTGTATGAGCTTATCAATACCGGGAAACTCCCATGCCTACAGCTAGGATTGAAAAAGGTACGCGGGACTGACTTAGAGCGTTTCATAGAACATTGCCCAACAATGCCAGTTAATCCAAAGGAGGAACCCCATGCGGAAGTACTATGATAACTTAGATGACTACACCGACACCCGCCCGTCGAAACTGATGGAGCTTACAAAGCATATATACCTGCGGTGATATTTACAAGTAGCTTGATCCTGATGTTTGCCATTTGCGGTGCGCTGGAGGTTATGTGAAAGGAGGTGGATGAGTGGATCAGTCGGAAGCAGCAACGATTCCTTTCATAAGGTTTTTATATGCTGATGGCGAAGGAGTCAGAAAGATTTATGATACAGCTTGGCCCGCCCAATTTATAGCATACTTTGCAGACAAGGAGGTCACGGAAATAGGCGAGTTCTTTATGATGGGAACGCCCTTGCGAGTAAAAACCCTGGAAGATGCAATTAAGATATGCAAGGGATAACATGGATTCAGAGAAAGAAGGTGAAAGAATCATGACAGGTTACAAGATATATTTAACCAAAAGCTTTGAGGTCGCTCGCCTTATTTCGGAGGCAATGCTGAACAAAATAGGCGAAGAAAACCTGCATAGCACTTCTAGTGGTTCAGTAAGTCAGGATTGCCGTGTACCGAGATTGTACCATGACAAAGGGTACTTCTATTGCATACTGGAGTACAGGAATTTGGAAACACCGAAGCATGAAATTGTTTTTGCGTAAGAGAGGAGAGAAGCCATGAAAGCAACAGGAATTATAAGAAGAATTGATGATCTGGGACGGCTTGTCATTCCTAAGGAAATTAGAAGAGATTTAAGATTGGGTGATGGTTGTCCTATGGAGATCATTCCAACCCCTGAAGGTATTTTACTTAAGAAATATTATGCAGAGGAAAGTCTGTCAAATCTGATTTCAAGCATCAATGAGGAAGTAGAAGAATTATGTAAGGACTTAGGACCAGAAAGAACGGGAGATATCAGGCGGCATCTTCGAGAGATACAAAAAGTTCTTAAGGAGGGATCATGATGGCAAAGGTGGATAGAGCTATCTCTTTTATAGAAAGTAATCGTTGCATGATGGAAAGCCTTAGAACTCAAGAAGATGATCAGGATGTCGTGCCTTATATTCTTAATATCCTTAATCGTCACAAAGCAGAAACCCCAGGAGTTGCCGCTCCCAGGGAATCAAAGTAACTCGTAAATCATTCACATCCCTATTGTAAGGGATTTATTGGAGGATTGCAAGAAGATGAATTTAAGATTAAAGAATATCCTTATTGAGAATTTTAAGGGAATCAAGCAGTTAGCTGTTGATTTTAAGGGAAAGACCATCATTTCAGGTCAAAACGCAACCGGAAAAACAACCATTATGGACGGATTTACATGGCTTCTTTTCAACAAGGACAGTGAGGGGAAAACTGATTTCAACATTCGCCCTAATGATGGACAAGGGGTCCCCATTGACAATGTAGTTATAAAGGTATCGGCTGTTTTAGAAGCAGAAGGAAAAGAAATATTGCTTATGAAGACCCAGGAACAGAACTGGGTTAAGAAAAAAGGGAGTGAGGTTTCTCAGTTTCAGGGTAACATCAATAAATATGAAATCAATGAGATTCCTAAGTCTGAAAAAGATTATAAGGCTTACATAGACGAGCTGATGAATGAAGAGTTGTTTAAGCTCATAACCAGCCCCCAGGCATTCACATCACTGAAATGGAAGGATCAAAGAATCATTCTTTTAAAGCTAGTTTCCGAGGTTACGGATCAGGATGTTGTTTCAGCAGACGAAAGATTTCTTACTCTGTCAGAGAGCTTAAAGGATTTTTCAGTTGATGATCTGACAGCCAAGGCAAAGAAAGCTTTAAAAGAACTTAACAAGAGACAAGCAGAGCTTCCAGCCAGGATAGACGAAGCCAGCAAGGGATTAATTCAGGCAGATTTTGCAGAGTGTGAATCATGTAAAACTGAACTTGAAGAGCAGATTCGCGACCTTGAGGAACAGGAGTCCAACGCCTCAAAGGCCGGTGAAGTTATCGCTGGAATAAACAATGCAATCATGCAGAAGCAGTTCGATCTTGGTGATTTAAAGCGTAAGGCAAATGAGCAAATAGTGGTTCAAAAGCGAGAAATTCAGAAACGGATTGATGATGCGGACTACGCTTTTTCGGATACTATGCGAGAGCGTGAAAGAATCGAAAAAGAGATCCAGCAAAAGGAGACTCTTCTGGAGAGCAATAAAGCTTTTAGAGAGGCGTTGCTGAAAAATCATGGAGAAGTTCAGGCAATGCAGATAAATACAGAAAGCTTCTGTTGTCCGATGTGCAAACAAGCCCTTCCTGTGGATCAAAAGGAAACAAAAATTGCTGAATTTCAGGCAAACAAGCAAAAGAGTTTAGAGGACATTGTAAAGAACGGGAAGCAGACTGCAAGCAATATCGCAACCATGGAAGCAGAAATAATGGCTCTTAGGCAGCGCTTGGAAAAGTGCAAAGCCGATAAGATTGAGCAGAACAAAAGAAAAACAGCAGCTATGGAAGAGCTGGCAGCTTTGCCTCAGCAGGTGGAAATACAAGATAATTCTGAATACCAGTCCCTTCTAACCGAAATTGAACAGCTAGAAAATCAAGTCCGAGAAATGGGGACAGGTTCTGGTTACCTGAATCAGCTAAGGCAAAAGAAGGAAGTACTGATTTTGGATCTGGATAAGGTTAAAAATACCCTGAATGGGAAAGAAAACAATCAAAGAGTGCAAGATCGTATCACAGAGCTACAGCAGGAGCAAAGAACTACTTCGCAACAGATTGCCAATCAGGAAAAAGACTTGTTTCTCCTGGAAGAGTTTATAAAAGCTAAGATGGATTTGCTTTCCTCCCGGATCAACGCAAAATTCAAACTGGTTAACTTCCGCTTATTTGAGACACAGATCAATGGAGGGTATAAAGAAACCTGTGAATGCATTGTAAATGGTGTTCCTTTCAGTTCCTTAAATACAGGGCATAGAGTTGTTGCTGGGTTAGATATTATCACAGCGTTGCAAGGGATTTACGAGGTAACAGCACCGATATTTATTGATAATGCAGAATCAGTAAATGATTTTAATATTCCGGATATGGAAGGGCAGTTGATTCTCTTAAAGGTATCAGAAAATAGCACATTAGAAGTGGAGGCGTAAAAATGAGTAATGAAATCATTGCACAGCAGAAAGTGGGTATAACAACTTTCTTATCAAGTGACAAGGTAAGGGCCAATATTATGCAGGTAGTTGGGCAGAAAAGCACCACAAGATTTATTGCAAGCGTGGTATCAGCAGTTCAGAATACACCAGCATTGCAGGAATGCAGCAATAATAGCATATTAAGCGCCGCGCTACTGGGAGAGGCTTTAAACCTTTCTCCCAGTCCGCAGCTAGGGCAGTTCTATATGGTTCCTTACAAGAAGAAGGATCGTAACGGTCAAGTTGTTTCCGTAGATGCTCAATTTCAATTGGGGGCCAAAGGCTATAAACAGCTGGCAATGCGAACGGGCCAATACAAGGATCTGGACGTTATCTATATTCGTCAAGGGGAATACCTGGGGCGTGATCGGTCTACTGGAAAGCATAAGTTTGAATTTATAGAAGATGATGCAGTCAGGGAAGAACTTCCGGTTATTGGGTATCTGGCATATTTTGAACTTCTAAACGGATTCAGAAAGGAAATCTTCTGGACCAAAGCTAAGATGGAAAAACACGCGAACCAGTATTCACAGGCTTTTGATCTTGATACTTACCATTTGTTTCTGGAGGGAAAGATCCCTAAAAAGGATCTCTGGAGATGCTCTTCTTTCTGGTATAAGAGTTTTGACGAAATGGCAGAAAAGACAATGATCCGGCAGCTGATAAGTAAGTGGGGCATTATGAGTATTGAAATGACAGACGCATACGAACGGGATATGGCCGTAATAAGCGAAGATGGAAGCCCTCGCTACATAGACAATGAGGCAGTAAACCAGCATGAAGAAGATTTAAGTCAGGCAAATACAATCGACTTTGAGGAACCGGAGATGGTCAGTAATGAAGTTGTTGAACAAACTGGTGGTGATCCATTTTGAGATTAACCTGTTTAGGGAGCGGATCTGCAGGTAACTGCTATCTGCTCCACAATGAAACAGAGTGCCTGGTCATAGAAGCAGGGATACCATTTAAAGAGGTTAAGAAAGCCTTGGATTTTAATATTAGTAAGATTATTGGAATAGTGGTGTCTCATGAGCATGGGGATCACGCCAAGTATTTGCATGAGTATATTAAAGTCGGTATACCTGTCATGGCTCCAAGTATGGGGCATGTAACGGGAGTCCTGACGGCAATTAGTAAGCCTTTCTCAGTCAGGACGTTTCCATTGGTTCACGATGTGCCGTGTACGGGATTTTTGATTGAACACCCAGAAACAGGAAGATTGCTTTTTGCAACGGATACCGAGTATGTTCGGTATAAATTTAAGAACTTGAATCACATCATGATAGAGTGCAATTACAGTAAAGATTTACTGGAGGAATCATACCATGAGGATCTCCAGGAGCGAATAAAACTTACACACATGGAATTTGATACTTGTAAAGATTTTATTCGATCAAACAGAAATGAAGGTACAAAATCAGTCTGCTTGATGCACTTATCAGATCAGACAAGTAATGAAAAACTGTTTCAAAAAGAAGTTCAGGAGCTGGTGGAATGTCCTGTTTATGTAGCAAATAAAGGGTTGGAATATGAACTATAGAGGAGGAATGACATATTAACAAGGTGATTTTAATAGGCAGGTTGACCAGGGATCCAGAGGTCAGGTATTCAGACGGCGGTCATACCATTGCCCGCTTTTCAGTAGCGGTTGATAGGCGGTTTAAGAAAGAAAATGAACAGGCTGCAGACTTTATTAGTTGTGTGGCATTTGGAAAAACCGCAGAGTTTATTGAGAAGTATTTCTTTCAAGGAAACAAAATTGTTATAGAGGGACGTATCCAGACGGGTTCTTATACTAACCAGGAAGGACAGAAAATTTACACAACAGATGTAGTTGTAGAGCAGGTGGAGTTTGGCGAGTCCAAAAATCCTAATAGTTCACCCAGTTCGGCTAGTGGAGCAAGGCCAGAGCCTAGCAGTGCAATTGGTGATGGATTTATGAAAATCCCAGATGGAGTCGAAGACGAAGGTCTTCCATTCAACTAAGGAGGGGTCAGATGGTAATACAAATTGATTCCAGAGAAAAAGCCAGAGCTATTAGTAAGATTGTAAATACGTTCGATCAGAAGGGCGTACAGCACTTTATTAGCAAGCTCCATGTGGGCGACTATATGAATTTTGACAATCCGAGATTGATTATAGATCGCAAACAAAATTTAACCGAGGTCGCATCCAACGTGTGCCAAGGACATAAGAGATTTACCGATGAATTAAAGCGGGCGCAGGAAATAGGAGTCAAGGTGATTATCCTGGTGGAGCATAGCAACCAGATCAAGAGCATTGATGATGTTCACGAATGGAATAATCCACGCCTGAAAACTTCTCCTAAGGCGGTTACTGGGGAGAAGCTGGAAAAGATATTAAAAACAATGGAACGTAAATATGATACACAATTTTTGTTCTGTGATAAGTTACATACTGGTAAAAAGATCATTGAACTTCTAGGGGGTGCCTCTGGTGACCGTTGAGGAAATCAAAGAGACCTATAGTATGAGGGACGTTGTGGCTCGGTACGGCTTCCAACCAAACCGAATAGGGTTCATTTCGTGCCCGTTTCATCAAGGGGATAGGCAGGGTTCCCTGAAGGTTTACGATCGTGACTTTCATTGTCATGCTTGTGGCGCCAATGGAGACATTTTTGACTTCATTCAAATGATGGATGGGGTTGGATTTAAAGAGGCATTTATCGAGCTGGGAGGGGATTACCGATCCGGTGATAAAGTGAATCTGTCTCAGATATTAATGAGAAAAAGGGAGCGGGAAGCAACTCGTAGACGCGAAGAGGCTTTTAATTCATGGAAGACGCAAAAATTAATTGAGGTCTGCCGGTTGCTTCGAATGTACGACGAACTGGAAATGATTTTCGAACCACTCTCAGACGAATGGGCGGTGGTAATTAATAAAAAACAAGTCTTGGAAGAAGATTACAGGATTTTAGTATCTGGCATCCGGGAGGAGCAAGAGGAGATGAGAAGCTTAAATGAATGAACCTTTAAAGGTTTATAGCCAAGAAGAATTTAATACCGAAGAGCCTTATAAGCTCCTTTATGCTCACCGGGACGATGGTTTTAAATACATGCAGTTATTTAATAACCTAACTGCCAATGCTGAAAAAGTAGGGTTTCGACGCTTTGGCACTATGGTAAAGGCTTACTTTGCGCAGCACGGCGATAAAAAGAGTATGAACAGCGTTGTCAACAACGTTACCAATTTTAAGGATCAGCCAATAGAGCTTTATACCGGAGATTGGATCGCCAATGACGAAGGCATTGTAAGACGCAATGATAAGCAGGGTCTTGATATAGCATGTACGCACCCAATTTTACCTGTACAGAGGCTTATAAACATTGAAGATGAAAGTGTAAAGCTTCGCCTTATGTTCCGTAGAAATTATGGAGCCTGGAGCAGTGTGGTGGCGGCTAAGAAAGCTTTGTTTACAGCAAATGGTATAAAGGATCTCGCTGACAAGGATATATCAATATCAGATAAGAATGCTTCCTATATGGTGGAGTATCTGCAAAACATGGATGACCTTAATCATGATATTATTCCAAAAGTTCAGTCGGTAAGTCATTTGGGCTGGACGAAAACAGGACAATTTTGCCCGTATACTGGAAACTTGGAGTTTGATGGCCAGGACAATTTTAGAAAAATCTTTAAATCGGTCCGATCAGAGGGAAAGTTGGAATCATGGGTCGCAGAAGTGAGAAAGGTTAGAGAAACCAATTCTCCGGCTAAGATTGCCCTGGCTGCAAGCTTTGCATCGGTCATACTAAAAACCATAGGTAAACTGAACTTTATTGTTCACCTGTGGGGCGGAACCGAGACGGGAAAAACAGTAGCTCAGCTTCTGGCAGCTTCCGTATGGGCTGATCCGAACGATGACGCTAACTTTATGCAGACCTTTAATGGCACAGTAGTGGGATTGGAACAGCAGGCGGGGTTTGTGAATAACCTCCCATTGATCCTAGATGAATTTCAGCTTGTTAAGGATAAGAAGTCTTTTGAGCAAGCCGTTTATATGCTTTGTGAAGGCATAGGTAAGACCAGGGGAGCAAAAACAGGAGGCTTACAGAATACTCTTACGTGGAAGAATTGTACCATTACTTCCGGAGAGTCCCCCATCACTCACAATGCGTCAGGTGGTGGATCTGTAAACCGCATCATTGAGGTTGAGTGTAGGGAGAAGCTGTTCAAGGATGCACATAGCCTCCTGGAGGTCATAAGGACAAATTACGGCCATGCTGGGCGGTTGTTTATGGGCTTTTTGTCAACAGAAGGGGCCAAGGAAAAGGCCAAGAATTATTATAAGCAGTTCTACCAAGAATTAGGGACAACCTCGACCGAGAAGCAGACAATGGCCGCTGCAGCAATTTTGACGGCCGATGCTCTAGCAACGGAGTGGATATTTTGTGATGGACAAGCTCTGACAGTGGCAGACATAGAAAAGCACCTGCACACCAAGGAAAACGTGGATGTTGGAGCTCGTGGTTTTGAGTATTTACAAGACTTCTTCGTCAGCAATCAGGCAAAATTTGAAAATGGAGCCGACCCTTGTTACGGATCTATCAAGGGAGATGAAGTCAGGATAATACGTAATATCTATGAAAAAATCTGTGAAGATGGAGGCTTTAACCCTAAAGCATTGCTGTCATGGCTTGACCAGAATGGTCGGCTTACTAAGGGCAGTAAAGGGGATCTGTATAAATCAACAAATATATACGGAAAATCTGCGAGATGTGCCTGTATTAGTGTAGCGGAAAATCTCCAAAAGGAAGCCGAGTTTGTGGCCGTAGGAGACGGAGAGCTCCCTTTTAAGTAAAGAAATTACACTTTTTGATGGCAAATTACAACTTCAAACATGGGATTTGTAATCTAAGAATGTAGGTTTTATGCGGGTTAGAGGGCATTAATTACAAAATTACAGAAATTACAAACTTTTTATACCTTACACGTAAGCACATATATTCTTTAAAAATTTAAGCAACTTACATACTACGCACGTATGAGGAAAAATAATTTGTAATCTTGTAATTTTGTAATCTTACTTAAAAAACGTAGGAAAACCAAGGACTTGAGGGGTGTAAAAAGATTACAAAGTACTGCTACGAATTGTAATTGTTGTAATATATCGGAGGAATTATGACAGAAACAATAATAAATGAGTACCGGTCTCTGCTTGTAACATTGAAGCGCAACAAGGAAAACATACCTCTGGAGCAATTAAAGGCAGAATACCGGAAGGGATATGATCAGCTTACAAAAAAGATACAGTTCATGACCAGGGAGATCCTTCAAGGGGTAGTCTTAGATGGATTGCAGATCGAACACTCCCAGGCTGAACAGAAATACCTGGAGATCAATTCAGCGATTAAAGAATCCGGAATTATGAAAAAGGCAAGCCGAGCAGCTTTCATTCAACAGGATGCAGATCTGGTCCTTGAATATGCCAGTCAGTTGCGGAAAATAGTTCACGGAATCGTGAAAGGGTGTGAAAAAAATGCCAGCTAAAAGAAAGACTAATGCTCCTCCACCAAAGATTTATATCTGTTATATTTGCGGAAAAGAAATCTACGGGGATTGCGAGCATATAACAACCAAAAGACGAAGTCAGTTGCACATACATTTTGAGTGTGTGCCTGGAAGAGTAAATAACAAGGTTTAACTAAAAATAGAAAGGAGGCTGGAGCGGTGGCCACCGTAACAGGATATCCTGGCTTCTTTCAAAAAATGAGAGATTTAATAATAGATTGCTTTGCCGGTGGTGGAGGTGCAAGTGTTGGAATTGAAATGGCTCTGGGTCGTCCAGTGGACATAGCTATTAATCATAATCCACAAGCTATCAGGATGCACAAAACGAATCACCCTGATACATTGCATTTGACAGAGGATATCTTTAAGGTTGATCTGCAGAAGTATGTAAGAGGTCGTCATGTGGCTTTAATGTGGGCCAGCCCGGATTGTACCAGTCATAGTAAAGCGAAAGGCGGTAAGCCACGAGAAAAGGGGCTGAGAATTCTACCTTGGGCAGTATATAAACACGCTAAAGCAATTCTGCCAGATGTAATCCTAATGGAAAATGTCGAGGAAATCCAGAAATGGGGACCTTTGGACAATGAGGGGTATCCCATAAAGGAGCGCAAGGGAGAAGATTACCACAAGTTCATCACAGCTATGAAGTCCCTGGGATATGTATTTGATAGCCGGGAACTGGTGGCAGCCGATTATGGAGCGCCTACCACCAGAAAAAGATGGTATGCAATCTTCCGGAGAGATGGGGAGCCAATTGTTTGGCCGGAACCAACTCATAACAAATATGGTACTGATGGATTAAAAAAATGGGAACCTATCTGGAAGTACCTGGATCTAACGGATTTAGGAAAGTCTATCTTTGGAAGAAAAAAGCCACTGGCAGATAAGACGATGAACCGGATTGCTAGGGGATTGGATAAATTTGTTTTCAACTGCCCGGAACCGTTTATTGTTCAAGTAAATCATGGCGGAGATAACTTCCGGGGCCAGAGCATACATGGGCCTATTCCCACTATTACTCAAAAGCATGGATTTGGAACAGTAACACCTTATGTTGTTCCAATAGGATATGGGGAGCGTGAGGGACAGCTTCCACGGATAAACAGCGTGGAGGATCCGGTTAATACGATTGTTGCCAGTGGAAATAAGCATTATTTATGCTCTCCCCTTTTGATTCAGTATCATTCCGAAACATCAAAGTCTGATGTGAGAGGGCAGACGGTAGACGAACCGATAATGACGCTGGACACCAGTAACCGTTATGGTTTGGTAGCTGCCTTTCTCACAAAGTTTTACAAAACGGGAACGGGACAGCCTTTATGGGAACCAATACATACAATCACAACCAGCCCTGGGCATTTCGGACAGGTCAACATTCTTGCAATCAGCAAGGAAGAACTTCTAAAAAACGGTGTTGATGAAGAAACAGCACAAAAATGTACCTGGGTTAGTCAGTTCATCATTAAGTACTATGGCGGTGATGTGACTGGAGTGAGCCTGGAAGAACCGCTTCATACTATTGTGACAAAAGACCGATTTGCTTTGGTTACGGTTCTTGGAAATGAATATGTGATTCTGGATATCTTTCTTCGAATGCTTAAAGCTGAGCCAGAATTGAAACTGGGCCAGGGTTTCCCAGAGGATTACATCATTGATCATGATTATGAAGGGAAGAAATATCCGGTATGCGAACAGGTGGCACGAATTGGAAACAGTGTTGTTCCTATTGTGGCAGAAGCATTGGTCAGGGCGAATTGTCCGTATCTGAAGGTTGGAGAGCGAATGCCGAACATGAGGATTAATGATAGCCAAGATCAGCTTAGATTTGCCTGAAAAATGGGAGGAGCCGACAAGATTGGGGGAATCCTGCCGGCTGAGTATGAAAAAAAGTTTATTTAATTGTTGTCTCTTTACAAGTATTAATATACCGGGAAAATGTGAAGGGAGTTTGATGGATCTGTGAAGAGTTTGTGAAAGGAGTTTGAGGTGGCTGATTTTGAGCCAGTGGAGCAGATAAGACTGGGAGAATGAACACTTTAATAATTGATATCTCTATTGCCGAAATATATCCCTTTTTTAATCGGAGATATTAAAAAGCCAATAATTATACCTAGTAAAAAAGCAGTGAACATACTTAAAGGGCTACATTCAAATTTTAAGAAGTTTTTCATAAATACCTACTTTCTATGAGATAAAGAAAAAAATCGCTATTTTGCGATAAGCAATAACACAATTATAAGTCTTGATATGTGGTTTTGCAAGAGGAGGGATAGCTATATTGAGAAAATCATCAAAAGACTGTAGAGCAAATAAAGCCAGTGTCAACAGCCGTTTACGGGCTGAGGAGGATGCAGCTATAAAGGCACCGCCGGTTATAACTCATTCAGCCCAGGAGCCAGCATATCTTTTTACAAGTCTGTGTTCCGACCGGAGCCTCAGGAAGCCTCCTGTAAGAAAGAAGGTACAGGATGAGGTTTGAAGATAAGCAGAAAGTCGTTGTCCAGGTTTATCCCGGTAGGAAGTTTGGGGTGGTGATTGGAAGCTACGAAGGTCTGATCGGGATCCTGTTAGATGATGGTAATTACATAGACGTACCCCAGGAGCGGGTGAGAATAGTATCGGTGGAGGTGGAGAAAAAGGTAATGGAAATATTTAGTAATTAACTGGTGTTCCACATGTGGAAAAGGATTCATGATAATATGTAAAATATTTTGGCAGCAGGGAGGTGACAGTTTGGACAAAGAAATACTAGTCCAGTATTGCGAGATGAGGGAAGAGATCAAGGATATCCGGCGCCGCAAAGAAAAGCTGGAAAAGGAGATTAAGAATATAAGCATCGTTTCAGATTCCGTAAAAGGCACCAGGACAGACGGTACCTATGGGAGTATTAAGATAACCGGATATCCAACGCCGGTATACTACCGGAAGAAAGCAGCTATAGAAAGACTGCAGAAAATGCTTGAAATCAAAGAAGCGGATCTACTGGAGCTTATGACGCAGGCTGAGGAATATATTGAGACTGTTCCCAAAAGCGAAGTAAGGACTATGTTCCGTTTGTATTATCTAGACGGGCTTCCCTGGTGGAAGGTAGCGCAGGCTATGAATAGAATGTTTCCAAAGCGGAGAGTTAGCTTCACGGAAGATAGCTGTTGGCAGAGGAATAAAAGATTTTTTGAGAATATTTAGAAATGTTGGATCATGTTGGAAGAAAAAATGCTAGCATGATATCATGCAGAAGCCAGAAGGAAATTCCTCCTGTAAGATATGAACTGACAAACCGCATCCTATTCATGTCCTGTTAATGGGACCATGACTGATTTACAATTATGTTATCCAGAATAAGTGAATCTGGAAAAAACAAATATAGGAGGAATTATTTATGGAAGAGAAGAAAGGCTGTACCGTGGTTAATCATTATTATGGGTGTTGTGGAGGTACTGGTAATAGCGGCGCAGGAGCAGAAAACGTTTATTCTACGGAGGAGACTGTATGCGGAACATGGATCGACGGTAAGCCAATTTATAGAAAGGTGATTTCTGGTAAGCTCGCTAATGATAGCGGTACAGCACTTTTATTTGCTAATGTTTCCGACCTTATGATTGATCGGGTAATCAGTTTAGGTGGAAACACCTTTAGCAATAATAATTTACTTCAAATGACGTTTCAAGCTTCTTATGATGCTCCAACTGGTTTAAAGACCGCAGTAAACATGCTTTACAATAATGAAACAGGTGAAATATTATATCATTTCTTAGACACTTCAAAATACTATTATGGACATGCAGCTTACGTAATCATCGAATACACAAAGAAATAATCTCTACGGTTGCCAGGTGTAACAGCTTGGCGGCTGGTTCGCCCGGTTTATACTCTCCCAAGACATTTCCGGGCGTTTGAAGACATCCTAGAGATAGGGTGTCTTTTATTTATACCAAGATATGGCTATCATAACTAATAGGCACTTTACTTTATCGAACATTTGTTCTATACTGATTATACAAACCATATTGCCTATTTTTGGAATATTTACCCATAAGACATGTGATATAATAAATAAAAATGTCGAATGGGGGAAGTTATGAAAATACCAAGTTTTTTAGATAGAGATGATTATTTACAAAATCCTGTTATGCGCCGTTTCTTAAAAGTGCATGGGTTAGAATTAGTTGAGAATAGAGCAGACTATATAAAAAATATTGAGGCATATTCTAATCAAAATGATGTAAATGAGAAAGAAGTAAGAGATTGGCTAACAAAAGTTGCCAAAGAAGGTAGCAAAGAAATATGTTATAAAAAAATACATGGCATTAATGAAGAACACAGAAATCCGATATTTGTTGAAGCTAAGATAGGGGATGCATATCCAGATTGTCCAATGGAAAATATTTTAATTTTTCGTAATTCTGGTAAATTATCCATGATTGAATATAAAATCATTACTAATGATGACGATGAAGTAGTGAAAATTGAATTTACTTTTTCAAAATTATTCTTATATGGAGAAGTCGGTAAGATGGGAGATGTTACAACTTTTCCACTTTTTATCGAAGTTTATCTGGAAGAGGGGTTTATTGTTAGTAGATGCAAGGCAAAATCCACTTTATATGAATACGATGAGAATAATTACATGTTATTTAATGATTATAAAATTGATACTATGGAATATGCTGTCACTTTGCTGAATAAAATTAGTAATATTTTTGGATTTGAAATGGAGACCGAACCTAAAAGAATAAAAAATGAAAATAATCAAATGTTGTACAGAATATATGAAAAATATTCTTTTACACCGGCTGATGTTGTATTGAAGGTGCAAGAGGAAGATAGTGTCATTAATGAGTTTGTTAACAAAATTTTTTCTGATCAAGGATTAAATATACGCAATAAGCCTAAGGCGATTTTAGATGCAAGAATATTTGTTGAAAAGTTTATCTCAATAAATGGAAATAATGAGGAGATATTTAAAGAAGATAGACCTGCATATCTTATAAAAGTTAGTACAGATGATGAAGTAGAACTTACAAAAATAGACACTGCTTCTGATAAAAGTGTACCTTTGCAATGTACTGAAGCATTTTTTGATAGCAAGAAATCAGTTATTAGGAGTAAAAAATGCAAAAAAATAAATCTTATTTTCAAGCGTAAAGACGAAACGTATTTTACTAAGAATAACCAATTGGTGGTTCAATTAGGAATGCATAAAAACTATACTTATGTGAAGACTATGCAATATGCGGAGGAGGTTGATATACAAAATGTTTTACAAGCAATTTTCTGCAATTATTAGCGTTTTAAATCCTGAATTTGTTGAAAACTTTGACTTCTGGCTTGCCACATTACCAACCAATAATCAAAGAAATATTACTGCCTCAGTAGTATCTTCAAGATTAGGGGTAAAATATTCTTTAGCCGAATCAATACTTAGATTTGCAGAAAAACAAGGAATTTTAGAAAAGTATTATTTGGTAAAGTGTTCTAGTTGTGAGCAAAATCTATGTACTATTACTAAGAATGAAATTGCAGATGTATTAGTGAATTCAATCTATTGTCATGAATGCGAAGAAAATAAAAAAGTTACAATAGACGATATTTATTCTGCTTATAAGGTCATATTACAGCCAGATTTCACAGAAGATGAGATTGCAAGTGCAATTGAAAAAAGGTTGAATCAGGATGGGTTTACAGAAGAAAATTTTACAGAGGCTGATTCACTCTCAAATGAAAAATACACTTTATATGAAGCTTTCTATGATCCGAGTGAATCAGCATACAAAAAATTTAAAGAATTAAGAGACAAGTTAGACTTGGATTATGGAAAGAATACAACAGAGAAAGGTAAAGCATTAGAAACTTTGGTTCTTGAACTTTTTAATCAAATAAGATATGTTCAATGTACTAATGATGTAAAAACTAAAACGAATCAATTTGATTGTACAGCTTTATGTGGATTTAATACTGGTTTTTTATCAATATTTAGGTATCTATCCCCATATTTTTTAATTGAATGTAAGAATGAACCTAAAAAGAAGCCCAATAATACATATTGCAATAAAATATTAAGTATTATGGATACAAATGAGGCTCAATTTGGAATTGTTTTTGGTAGAGTAAATGCAGCTAAAACCTGTTTTCAAATATCAAGAGAACATTATTTAAAACACTCTGCATCAAAAAAGCAACAAATTGTAATTACGTGTTGCGATGATGATTTAGATTTCCTTATCGATAAAAAAGTAAATCTGTTAAAATATCTAGAGTATAAAATTTTTTCAGTAACAACTAATAGTGTTACTGCTACATACGAAATGTTTGAAAAGAGTGAAAAATAGTATACAAAGAGGCGGCCACCCCGTCTCTTTTCTTTTTCGGTTATTGGTGATATGATAAAAGAAAAGGGGGAGTATTGGAGATGCCGGAATTATTAGTTGATGTAGTTGGGCTGTTGGTATTAGCAACGGCAGTATTTGGGGGAATTAAATATTACAGAAACACTAAAAGAAAATAATCAACCTATGGAGACATCCGCCCGGTGTCTCTTTTTTAATACAAAAATTAGCCAGATTGGAAGGTGAGGTGAGACTGATGGCATTAACCAAGAAACAAAAATTATTTATAGAGGAATACCTAATAGATCTTAATGCCACTCAGGCAGCCATAAGGGCAGGATATTCTTCTGATACGGCAAAAGAGATTGGCTGTGAGAACTTAACAAAACCTAACATTCGCGCACATATAGACAAAGCTCTTGCAGAGAGATCCCGGCGAACTGGTGTAACGGCTGATCGGGTGGTACAAGAGCTTGCAAAGATTGCCTTTGTAAATGCCGTTGATGTAATAGATCCGGGTACGGCTACCATAAAGGAAGATGCCCTCCCGGAGGACACAGCCGCAATCCAGTCTGTAAAAGTTAAGTCTTTCGGGGAAGATGGCCTGGAACGAGAAATCAAGATGGCTGACAAAATCAAGGCACTGGAGCTCCTGGGCAAGCATATGGGAATGTTCAAGGAAAAGGTGGACGTAAATATCCAGACTTCCGAAAAACTGGATGATATCATGTCCCAGATGGGTGGTGAGGGGCTTGAGGAGTAGCAGCTTCCCTTTGTCTCAGAAATACCTTGATTTCATAAATACAGTAGACGGAGTAGATGCAGATTTTCTGGAAGGAACAACTGCCAGCGGTAAAACCACAGTCGGTGCCGGTGTTAAGTTCATGCGCATGGTGAGCCGAAGCAGTAAAAAGATTCATATCATAGCCTCAAAGACTACAGGAACCGCTGAAAAGAATGTGATCCAGCAGGACAATGGAATCCTGGATATTCACCCAGGGGCAAGATATTACGGAAACGGAGATAAAGATTATAAGATTCCGCATATTATTTTTGAGGGAAAGATCATATTTGTCCTTGGATATGATAATAGAGATAAATGGGAGCTAGTCCTTGGCTCCCAGTTTGGCTGCGTTTACATAGACGAAATTAACACAGCTAATATTGATTTTATACGGGAGATATCCACCAGAAATGATTATCTCATGGCAACGCTCAACCCCGATGATCCAAATCTTCCTGTTTACAAAGAATTTATAAACCGCTCTCGGCCTTATAAAAAGTATGCTGCCGATGTGCCGGCAGAGATTATGGCAGAGCTTACAGAAACGCCAGTGCCCAAATGGAGGTACTGGTTTTTTACGTTCAGGGATAACCTTTCTCTAACAAAAGAAGCTATTGAGAAAAAGATCCGGTCAGCTCCACCAGGAACGAAGCTATACAAAAATAAAATCCAGGGTCTGCGTGGTAAAGCAACTGGCCTCATCTTTAGCAACTTTGATCGCAAGAAACATGTGGTCACGAAGGAGCACGCAAAGCAGTTTATCCGGAATCAAAACGATCGCCATCAAACAGAGTGGTTTGTGCACCTTTCTGCTGGCCTGGATACGTCCTATTCCCAGAAATCACCGGATACCATATCCATGAGCTTTATCGGTATCACAAACCGGGGAAACTGCTATGCCCTTGATGAAAAGGTTTACAACAATGCGGAACTGGGAATACCTCTGGCCCCTACGGATACGGTCCGAAACTTTATTGACTTTCTTGATCGCAACCGGAACGAATGGGGATTTGCCAGAGACACCTTTATCGACTCTGCGGATCAGGCAACTATAACAGAATTCCTTAAATACAAGCGTCTCAATGGCTGTGTCTACAATTTCAATGATGCCTGGAAGAAAGAACAGATCATCGACCGTATCATCAATCAGTTAAACTGGTTTGCAGATGCAGGAACAAAGCCCTGTTTCTACATTGTGGATACATGCACCAATTATATCCGGGAGCTAGAAGTATATAGCTGGCTGGAAAATAAGGATAATACACCAGAGGATAAGAACGATCACATGGTAAACAGCGTGCAGTATGCGTGGCTGCCATATGAAGTAAAAATAGGAACAGGAAGGAGGAGTGCGTAAATGGGTTGGTTCAAGAATATGTATTTTAAGCTTCTTAAGATTGTAGGAGCAAAAGAGAGGCAGGTGGTTATTAAAGAACCGCTTTCCTTTCAAGGAAATGTCTTAAAGAATAAGATCTGGTACCGTGGAGATCCGTCAGAGCTAGAACAGTTCTTTAAGCAGACAGCTTACTGTGATGTATTCAAAGCAAGGTTCTGGGCTTCCGTCCCTTTCCGAAAGGTAAGAAAGATCCATTCCGGTATTGTAGGAATTGTAGTGGACCGCTTCAAAGATATTATAACCGCAGATCTGAACGATATCAGCTTTGGAGAAAAAGGGGATAATCAACCTTTAAAGCAGTTATGGGATGAAATTGCCGAGGACAACAACTTTGAAGGCCTCTTGGGGGAAGCAGCAGCAGGAGCTCTATCAGCTGGAGATGGTGCCTTTAAAATAAGCCTTGATGATGTTAGTAAATATCCCGTCATAGAATTTTACGAGGCGGACCTTGTTGAATACATATACCAAAGGGGAAGATTAATTGAAATCATCTTTTCCTCAAATTATTCCTATCCAGATAACAAGGAAAAGGAATATAGACTAGAAGAAACATACGGAAAAGGGTATGTGACTTATAAACTCTTTGATGATGGAGGCGAGGAAGTTGATCTTAACACACTTCCAGAAACGGCAATCTATGAAGATACAGCTTACGATGGGGATTACATTATGGGGGTACCCCTTATCTTCTTTACATCAAGCAAGTGGAAGGGACGGGGCAAGGCGCTATTTGAGGGTAAGACGGACGATCTGGACGCTTTGGACGAGGTAATAAGTCAGTGGCTTGATGCTGTGAGAAAAGGAAGGGTGAACCGGTATATCCCGGAAGACATGGTACCCAGGGATCCAAACACAGGACTGCTCATTGAGCCGAATGAGTTTGACAACGATTACATAACCATAGGTGCAGTAAAGAAAGAAGGAAGCATCGATAAAATTGAGGTAGTCCAACCTCAGATTTCCTATGAAGCATATTTAAACAGCTATACCTCCTTTCTGGATTTAGTGCTGCAAGGTATCATTTCACCGGCCACACTCGGAATCGATCTTAAAAAGACAGACAATGCAGATAGCCAGAGAGAAAAAGAGAAGATCACCTCACATACCAGAGGTACATTGGTTAAGGTGCTAGGTAAAGTACTTCCTGAACTGGTCAGCAAAGTCCTAATGACTTATGACCAGATGCAGGAAAAGGCTCCTGGAGAGTATCAGGTATCCGTTAAGTTTGGAGAATATGCAGCCCCAGGTTTTGACTCTGTGGTGGAAACGGTAAGCAAGGCTAGAACCAGTGGGGTCATGAGTATAGAGAAGTCCATAGACGAAATGTATGGTGACACTATGACAGAAGATGAAAAGGCAGAGGAAGTTAAGCGGATCAAGCAGGAGCAGGGCATCTTTGAAACAGAAGAGCCTGAACTAAACACAGAAGGGGTGAAGATAAATGAAAGTCAAGGTAATGAACCGCCTGTACAAAATGAGCCAGACGGAGTATCAGGGGCTCCTAAAGGTGGCAAGTGATCAAGTCCCCTTTGGTATTTATGCCGTTGAGAAAAACGGGTATGCAGAACTTCGGAGCGATAAGTGTGAGAGCATTACCCGCTTGAAAGAGCTAACACGGCAGTTTAAGGTACGGGGATTTAAAGTTCTATCAAACGGCAGGTGATCCTATGAACGAATATGATCTTGCTGTCGCCTTTGAAGCTATAGAACAGGAATTAATTTCTTCCATGATACGAAATATGGACCGCCACCGGGCCGAGGAGCTCAAAGAAGGTTATGAATGGTCCATGTGGCAGACCGAACAGCTGAAAGCCCTAGAAAAATATAAGCTGGAAAATCAGAAGAAGTATAGTAAACAGTTTAAAAGCATTAATAGACAAATTGAGGAACTAATTTGGCAGTCTAAGCAAAAGGGTGGGTTTAAGCAGGAGGAACAGATCCTTCGTACTATTAAAAACGGATTTAAAAGTTATAAGCCAGCATCGGCAGCAGTGCAAGGGGAATTCTTCAAACTGAATACCCGAAAACTAGAAGCTCTAATTAAGGCAACTACCCAGGATATGGAGAAAGCAGAACACGCAATCCTGCGCAGAGCGAATGATCAGTATCGTAAGGCTATTTTTAATGCTCAGATGTACGCCAATTCTGGAGCCGGCACCTATGAAAAAGCAGTTGATATGGCTACTAGGGATATGCTGTCTCGTGGTCTTGATTGTATAGAGTATAAAAACGGGGCACGTCATACCCTTTCTGATTACGCGGACATGGCTATTAGGACGGCCAGTAAAAGGGCTTACTTGCAGGGTGAGGGTGAGAAACGTCAAGAATGGGGAATAAGTACAGTTATAATGAACAAGCGTGGAAATTCCTGTCCTAAGTGCCTACCCTTTGTGGGAAAGGTGCTGATTGACGACGTGTGGAGTGGAGGAAAGGCTTCTGACGGCTCATACCCACTTATGAGCAAAGCAATGGCACGGGGGCTTTATCACCCGAGATGCAAGGATAGTCATACTACTTATTTTCCGGGCATTTCCACAGCAGACGATACTTGGACAAAAGATGAGCTTAAAGGTATTGAAAGATCCTACAAGAAAGATCAAGACCAGCAGTATGCTGAGCGTCAGGCCATAAAGTACAAAAGGCTTTTGGAATATTCTTTAGATCCGGAAAATCAAAAGCATTACAAGGCTAAATCTGATAGCTGGGGTAAAGGAAAAGAGATAGGTTAGGTGATCCGAAGATCTCCCTCTGGGAAGGCGGGGTGAAGCCTCCTACAGAAAGATATAGCTAGCAAGCGCGCAGGACTGCCTGGGCGTTATTTTATTGCATAGAAAGGATGAGATTATGAAAAAAGAAGAATTCGTCGCATTGGGAATTAGCGAAGAACAGGCTGCGAAAGCCGCAGAAGCGTCTAAAAAGGAACTGGAGTCTTATGTTACTAAAACAGACTTTGAGGCGGCCAATCAGGTCAAGGGTCAGTTAGAAAAGGATATTAGGGACAGAGACAAACAACTGGAAGACTTGAAAAAGAGCAGCGGAGACAATGCAGAGTTAATGAAGCAGATTGAAACTTTACAGGCAGAAAACAAAGCAGTAATGGAGAAGAACGAAGCGGACATGAAAGATCTAAAGCTTTCCACTGCCATTAAACTGGCCCTTGGCGAGTCTGCCCAAGACGCAGAACTGGTATCTGGTCTGTTTGATAAATCTAAGTTGATCCTTTCTGATGATGGAAAGGTCACTGGCTTAGAGGAACAGTTGAAGTCTGTAAAGGAGTCTAAGCCATTTTTATTTAGAGAAGAAAAGACAGAACCGGCAAAGAATACCGGCTTCCGTCCTCTTGGAGCTCCGAGTCAGCAATCCCAGGGAACAACCAAAACCGATGATGGTAAGGTAGATATGAAAGCAGCCATTGAAGCAAAGCTTCAGGCGCAGATACCTTCCAAATAAAAATTAAAGGAGATAAACAACTATGGCTATTACGTTAGAAGAATCAAAGAAAAATGTGCAGGACGACCTGCAGATCGGGGTGATTGATGAATTCAGAAAATCCAACTGGATTCTGGATCATATCACCTTTGATGATGCCGTATCCCCAACCGGAGGCGGAGCAACCCCTACTTATTCTTACACCAGACTGAAAACGCAGCCTACAGCGCAGTTTCGTGAGATCAATAAGGAGTATACACCTCATGAAGTCACTAAGGAGCGCCATTCTGTTGATATTAAGGTATTTGGTGGATCCTATCAGATTGACCGTGTTATCGCCAATATGGGCGGTATTGTATCTGAGGTGGAATTACAGCAGGCGCAGAAGATCAAAGCAGCACAGGCATTATTTAATGACACCTTTGTTAATGGAGACAGCGCAGTAGATAGCAATGCTTTTGATGGTCTGGAAAAAGCCCTGGCCGGTAGCTCTACAGAGTACAATGCTGGAGCATCGGTGATTGATTTATCAACCTCACAGTTGGTAACAGATAATTTCCAGTACTTCCTTGACATGCTTGACGAATTTCTCCGTGGACTTGATGGGGAACCGTCTTTCATTGCTGGCAATACCAAACTGATCTCTAAGCTTAGAGCCTGTGCAAGACGAGCGTCCATGTATCAGGTGACAAAGACTGACTGGGGAACCAATGTGGAGTCATATGGAAATATTCCTTTCGTGGATTTAGGGGCAAAGCCTGGAACCAATACTGAAGTAGTAAACATTGACGCAACAAAAGGAACCACCTCCCTCTTTGCCGCAAGACTGGCGCTTGACGGACTCCATGGGGTGTCCTTTGCGGGTGTGGCACCGGTGCAGACCTGGCTTCCTGATTTCACTACCTCTGGAGCAGTAAAGACCGGTGAAGTGGAAATGAATGCGGCCATTGCTTTAAAGGCTTCCAAAGCGGCTGGTACATTCCGTAATATCAAGGTGAAATAAGGAGGATTTATCTATGAAAGTATATGCCCCAAATAAGCAGTACACTGGTATGTCTGCCAGCGTATCTTTTTGTAATGGCTTGGGAGAAACAAGCAATCCCCACCTGTTGAGTTGGTTTCGCAGTCATGGTTATGAGGTAGAGGCGCTATCGGAAGAACCAGAAGCAGATCCAGTAGAGGAAAATCCAGAAGGGCAACCTGAAAGTGCAGAGGAAGGCTCGGTAATAGAACTTGATAAGGAAGTAAAGAAAGGAAGAGCTAGCAACCTGAAAGCTGGTGAGTAATATGGCCTATGTTTCCTATGTCACACCAGAGTATTATAAAGAAACCTATAAAGGCAGCATAGTTCCGGAGGAAGAGCGGGAAAGAGCACTTCGTCAAGCCAGCCGTCACATTGATTCCCTGACCTATAACCGTATTGTGGGCCGGGGAATTTCCTCTTTAACAGAATTTCAGCAGGAAGTCATTCAGGAAACGATTTGCTTACAGGCTGATTTTGAACATGAAAACGCTGATGAGATTAACACAATCCTGTCCAGCTACAGCATTAATGGAGTATCGGCCCAGTTTGGCAGCTCATGGAATGTTTTCATGGACAAAGGGGTGGCTATGAAGCGTGATGTATACGCTCTGCTGTCCCAGACCGGGCTGTGCTCCCGGATAGCGAGGTGAGCCAATGAAATACCCATGTTTAGTTCCAAAGAGCCTGTGTAAGACAAATATTAAGGTCCATTTGGAAAGTGAAGAGAATAACAACCTGGGAGAACCTAAGTATATGGCAGACCTGGACTTAAAGTGCAATTTCCAGGATAAAGCAAAGACAATTTTCACAGCAGAGAAGAAGCTGATCCAGATAACTGGAACAGCCATGTTCCCGGGTGATATCGCTACAAACTTTCCTTCTTTGAGCGGGGGAACCGTTACTGTGTTTGGGGAAGAGAGACGTATACAGCGAGGAACTAAGAACCGGAACCCAGATGGAACAGTAAATTTTTGTACTCTGGAGGTAATCTAATGCAGGTGAAATCTACGGTTAAGATGAATATGCCCCGGATTAAGCAGTTATCACAGGCGGCAGTAACCGCTTTAGAAATGACTATAGAAGCATTGCATACCGAAGTAATTCAAGCCCAGGTCGTGCCGTTTGATACTGGAAACTTGCAGAACGAAAGCTTGTTTGCTGATTATTCGGATTCTTCCAAGGGGAAAGCCCAACTGGTATCCAGTGCTCCCTATGCAAGAAAAGTATATTTCCACCCGGAATATAACTTTCAAACCCATGAGAACCCCAACGCAAAGGGACATTGGTATGAGGATTGGGAACCAGGGGGAAGCAAAGCGGATTTTGCTCCCAATGTTTATAAGAAATTTTACAAGAAAGTAGGTGGTGTGTAATGCTGTCTCTGAAAGATATCCGTCAGTATATTTCCGATCTATCCGTTGCTGAAGATGATAACGTCTATATTGGTAAACTGGATAACAAAAAGCAAAAGTCTATTGGGGTTTACAGCCGGCCAACTTCCGGTCCAGCAAACATTGCTATAGGCGGCCTAGAATACACCACTTACGACACGAAGCCCGTATCACTCCTGATACATTGGAATAAAAGCAAAGATGAGGCAGAGAGAGCGGCCTATGATTTATTTGAGAAACTAAGAAGAGTAACCAGCCTTATCATAGGAGATACCCATATTAATTATCTGCGTCTGATGGTTCCCGAACCTCAGGACGTTGGATCAGATGATGCAGGAGTGTATGAATATGTGATCTGGCTGGATTTTATTTATGAAAGGAATAGGTGAAATAATGGAAGACGCAAAAGTATATCCGGTTAATAACAACAAATTCAAAGTGGGATTGGACGGAAAAAAGGATTCAATGGTTACTATTGCTAACCTTACGAACTTCGCCCCATCTATTGAAGGTGGAGTGGAAGAATGGAACGCAATGGAAACCGGAGGTTGGGGGGATTCAATGATGACCAGCAAAAAGCTGTCATTCTCCTTCCAGGGAAAACGTACCTACGGAGATCCCGGCAATGATTATATTTCAGGACTTGCATGGAAATCTGGAAATGATGTGGTAGCGCCGTTTGAATGGGAGATGCCTTCAGGAGCAAAAGTGGTCTTTAATGCAATCATCAATGTAACCACTCCAGCCGGTGGAGACAGTACGGCGGTTGACGCTCTGGAATTTGAAGTGAAGTGTAAGGGCAAGCCAAATTTTACGCCAGCGGGAGCGTAGCTGATACGCCGCCCGCGGAGCCGGAAGAACCAGAAGAAAGTAAGGAACCAGACGTAGAGCCAGTTGTATAAAGCCTGGCTCTTTTTTTGAAAGGAGATTTAAACTATGGCAAGAGTAATTGATATTACGGAGAAATTAACCTTTGAAGGTAATCCCTCCTTGATGATTAAAGGAAAGAAACTGGAAGTAAATGCAGATGCTCCAACAATGCTAAAAGTTATGGGAATCATGGGTGCAAATGATCCAGGGGTTAACGAAATTCTTGAAACTTATGAAATGATGTTTCCGGAAAAGTCAAAAAAAGAAATTGAAAAGCTAAGTCTAAATTTTAGCGATTTGATTGTGGTTGTTCAGGAAGCTATTGGCTTGATAACTGGGGAGGACGTTAGCCAGGGAGAGCAGTGACCCGTACTACGATCTGTTTGAGGATTGGGATTTAATTATTTCCAGTTTTCTTTCGCAGTACGGGTTGCGTATTCGTACAAAAGAATTTAAGTCTGTAAGCTGGGATGAATTCAAGTCCCTACTTTCCGGAATTGACCCAGAAACTCCTTTAGGGCGAATGGTAGCGATCCGGGCAGAGACAGATAAGAATGTTATTAAGAACTTTAACAGGGATCAGAAACGCATATACGATGCATGGAGAAACCGGAAAGCCGAGGCTATGCCTCCAGCTACCTACGAGCAGGAGATGAAAGCGCTAGAGCAGACGTTTGCTCAGTTATGTGGGGGGTGATCAATATTGAGAAAATAAAAGTAAAATGTCCCCACTGTGGATACGAACAAAATATTATGTATGATAAAAAGAACGCATCCTGCAAGGGTGTTTTTTTACGGTGTAAAGCAAGGCACTGTAAGAAAGATTTTGAACTGATAATTAATCAAGACAAGTAGTGCCACTGTGCCGATGTCTGCCTGATATAGATAAAGGTAGGTGGTATAGGTGGCTGATAGTGTAGGTCAGATCGGGCTTGACCTCGTAGTAAATAAAAACAATTTTGATAAACAGATGAACGGCATTCAGAGTTTAGCTTCTAAGGCAGGCAAGGCCCTGGTTGCCGCTTTTGCTATCAAGAAGATCGTGGATTTTGGTAAGAGTGCAATTCAACTCGGCTCCGATCTTACCGAGGTGCAGAACGTTGTTGATGTTACATTTCCTCGAATGTCCAAACAGGTTGATGATTTCGCTAAGAACGCGGCGCAATCGTTTGGCTTATCGGAGACGATGGCCAAGAAGTTTACAGGTACATTTGGAGCCATGGCTAAGGCTTTTGGTTTCTCCGAAGGTGCAGCCTATGATATGTCCACCACTTTAACCGGTCTGGCCGGTGATGTGGCTTCCTTTTACAATTTATCACAGGACGAAGCCTACACGAAATTAAAGTCAGTGTTTACAGGTGAAACCGAGACGCTTAAGGACCTGGGTATTGTTATGACCCAGAACGCTCTTGACAGCTACGCCATGGCAAACGGATATGGGAAAGTAACGGCTAAAATGTCCGAAGCCGAGAAGGTAGCTCTGCGGTATAAGTTTGTCCAAGATCAGTTGGCACTTGCAACCGGTGACTTTACCCGAACCAGTGATCAGTGGGCCAACCAAGTACGGCTCCTGCAACTAAATTTTGACTCCTTAAAGGCTACCATTGGTCAGGGACTTATTAATGTTCTTACTCCTGTGATTCAGGTGATCAACACCATAATTGGTAAACTGATGAGCCTTGCTAATGCCTTTAAATCCTTTACCGAGTTGATTACAGGCAAAAAAGGAGCCGGTGGCGTGGCTTCCGCTGCGGCATCTGGTATGGGGGCCGTTACTGACGCGGCGGACAATGCTTCTAGTGCCGTTAGCGGTACCGGTGGGGCCGCGAAAAAGGCCGCTAAGGACATTAAGGGAATGTCCACCGGGATAGATGAGTTGAACATCATCAATCCAGATACGGGCAGTGGCGGTGGCTCAGGCGCTGGATCTGGTGGTGATTATGCTGCGGATGAGTTTGATATGGGCTCGTTGGATACCGAAGTGGATGAGCTGGGAAATAAGTATCAAGCCTTGATTGATAGGGGAAGGGAACTTGCCAGTCTTTTCAAGGGTGGGTTTAATATTGGTTTCGGAGATACTTCTGTGCTGGATAGTATTCAGCAATCAGTCTTGGGGATCGGGCAGAGCTTAAAAGATATCTTTATGGATCCTGCGGTTTTAGAGTCTGCAAATGACTTAGGAAACCGAATCGCTCTTAATCTAGGAAAAACTGCCGGTAGCATGGCTTCCGTTGGGGCCACCATTGCGGATAATCTGCTGGGGGGCATTGACAAATACCTGGAACAGAACAGCGAGCAAATCAAGCAATATTTAATTTCCATGTTTGATATCGGCGGGGAGATAACTGATATAGTCGGTAATTTCAACGTGGCCTTTGCAGAGATTTTTTCCGCATTCCGAAGTGATAGTGCAAAGCAGATTACTTCGGATATCATCGGTATTTTTTCAAGCGCTTTTATGGGTGTGACAGAGCTAGCTAGTAAGTATGGTAGGGATATACTGGATGTGATTACGGCTCCATTCATTCAAAACAAGGGCCTGATCAAACAGTCACTAGAAGATACATTCAGCGCCGTGGAGCCTATTTTTGCGGAAATAAAATCCATCGTGGATGAGGTCTCCACTAAATTAAATAATACTTATGATACCGCTTTCAAACCGTATTTTGAAAACCTGAAGCAAGGGTTGGTAGATATCGGAAAAAGATTCCTTGAGCTTTACAATCAGTATATACTTCCGGTAATAGGTTATCTTGTAGAGAAATTTCAAGATTTTCGGTCAACCGCTTTAACTCCACTTATTGATAAGTTCATGGAGTTTTTTTCAAAGCTTGCAGAGTATACAGAAGTAGTCTGGGATACAATCCTGAAACCTTTTGTCATGTGGTTCATGGAAGTTGCCGCGCCTATTTTAGCTATCTTTTTTAAGAATCTTATTGACGCTGCCGCAGTCTTTTTTAATAGCGTTTCAAAAGTGATCAGTGATATTTTAGATATTCTTATTGGTCTATTAGATTTTTTGATAGGTGCTTTTACGGGAGATTGGGACAGAGCATGGGCCGGTCTCAAAGATGCACTTAACGGCTTTTTGGAAGGAATCAAAGACCTGTTTGGTGCCGCGTTAAACTGGATTGGGTTACAAGTAGAGCTGAGTTTTGGTCTGGTGAAAGCATCTATAGAATATATCTGGAATGCTATCACAGCATACTTTAGCGGTGTGTGGGAAAATATGAAGGCTACTGTATCCGCGGTAGCTGATGCTATTTGTACCAATATAGAAGATTTTCTCACGCAAACTCAATCTAACTGGGAATTGTTCTGGAACAATATAAAGACGTTTGTCTCCGATGTTTGGACCGCTATACAGGATAATATCTCAAAAGTATCCGAGGCTATCGGGCAGTGGATAACTCAAAAGCTTATTGAAATCGTGGCGGATTGGATTTACAAGTGGAATTTAATATCGACTTTCGCTTCTGACACCTGGAATGCCATCAAGGAAAAGGCTACTGAAATCTTTGAATCAATCAGAGAAAAGTTGTCCCTAATTTGGGATGGCGTAAAATCCACTATTGAAGATAAGTGGAATGCCATTAAAGAGTGGTTTGATCAGATCTGGCAGAAAATCAAGGACGTGTTCAAGCTTGATGAAATGACCCAGGTCGGCAAAAATATAATGAATAGCCTATGGGAAGGTATGAAATCTATCTGGAGTAGCATTACTGACTGGTTGGGTGGAATTGCAAAAACGGTGAGTGAGGCGTTTAATAACGTCATAGATGGAGCAAAGAATCTTGTTAAGGAAACCAAGGAAAACGCGAAGGAGAAGAAGGAAAAGAAAGAAAAAGGAGACTCCTCCGGCCCAGGAAGTAGCGGGGGCTATGTAAGTAGTGGTCCTGGCGTAAAAGGTCATGCTACTGGAGGCTTTCCTGGCTCTGGAAGTCTTTTTGTTGCAAATGAAAACGGAAATCCCGAAATGGTGGGTAGCTGGGGCGGTAAAGCTGCAGTCGCTAACAATATGCAGATAACAGAAGGTATCACAAGGGCGGTGCAGTATGGCATGAGATCTGCTATAGCTCCATTAGCCTCTAGCATGAGTGCGATTGTTAGCAATGCAACACCGCAGTTGTCCCTGATCGGAACTATGGGACGCAGTACTGGCGCAGCAGATCAGGTCCAGAATATGGCCAGTCAAGTTATGTCTATGCCTACAGAATCCATGTCAGATCATTACCTGTCCATTATGGTGGACTTACTCCAAAAGATTGTTGATTTAATAGAAGCAATGGACCTGACTGTAAATATTGATATCCGAGAGATTAAAAGTAAGTTATCTGATTTAGAAAAGAGAAGCGGTTTTACATTTAATAAAACTTAAAGGAGGCGGTGCTGTATGGCAGTTTTAACGATTAATGGTCGGGAGTTTCCGTCTCCCGACATCGGGGGCAATCTTGTTGTAGCTACCAATGTAAGTGATGGAAAAAACGCAAAGGCTGAATTTATTGGTCAGAGAGTGGGAAGAGATCAGTATAAATTTGAAAATTTACAATGGAAGATTTTAGATGCGACTACCTGGTCGGTCATGTTGCAGGAGTTTAGCAAATTCGTAGTAACTGCCCGGATCCCGGATATGGTAAATAACCGCATGATGACCATAAGAATGTATCCGGGAAATAGAACGGCTACCCCTATTGAATTTGATCCTGACGGACTTCCCACCATGTACCAGGATTGCAAAGTAAACATTATTGATTGTGGGGTGATTGAGTAGTGCAGCCAGCGAGTCAGAATTATAAGGATTTGATGCGTCGTGATTTCAGGGATCCGTTGTCCTATATCCGGGTTACCATTGGATTGATTAATCAGGAAGCACAAGCAAGCGCCTACATTCCAAGTCAGGAGAATTACACCTATTACAGTAGTTTTAAGATGCCGCTTGATAATTACGATGTAAAAGAGCTATACGCTACTTGTGACCAGGATTACACGCCTGCAGATGGTAGCATGTACTTCCTTCCGCGGAATCGGGCGGATGTGGTGTTAAATCAAGGAATTGTATCAGAAGGACTTATGGGGCCGGTTGAAATCCGGTTCCCGGTCCAGCATGACATTAAGGGCTTGACAATTGAATTTGGGAAAGCTTATCCGGTGGATTTTAAAATAGAATCTGATAACAACACCGTAGAGATTGTCGGGAATACTGCAGGAAATTTTGTAACAGAGGAGATTTTTGCGGGGACCACATTCCTTCGTTTTACACCTTCGGTTATGGTAAACGGTCAGAGCCGGTTTCGGATCCACAAAATCACCATGGGAATAGGTATCTATTTTGATAACAAGAGGATCCTTTCTGCCACGAAAAAGGAGCATATCAGCCCAATTATGGAGGAGCTACCAACCATTGACTTTAGTCTGTCTGTTAATAACAAAGACCGAGCTTTTGATATAGAAAATGAAGAAAGCTCTGTAAACTTTTTAGAGAATGGTCAGGATATAACTGTCCTGTACGGTCAGGAGCTTGACGACGGATCCGTGGAGTGGTTGCCCGGTGCAAAGCTGCAATTAAAAGAATGGTCTGCGGACGATGAGGAAATGAGCTTTTCAGCCAGTGACCGGTTCGACTTCATGGACGGAACTTACTATAAAGGTTTGCATCGCCCGGAAGGAATCAGCTTGTATGATCTGGCCCTCGATGTGCTTTCCGATGCAGGGATAGATGAGAGAACCTATTGGATTGACAGTTATTTAAAGTCTGTAAAGGTTTCCAATCCGATGCCAGTTGTTACCCACAAGGAAGCGCTGCAGCTTATTGCCAATGCTGGCCGGTGTATTCTTTACCAGGACAGGGAGGGGAATATCTTTCTAAAATCCAGTTTTATTCCGGATATGGAAGCCAGTTCGGTAAATGAGACTTATTTTAGTCGTGTTGGATCTGTTCTGGATAAGGCGGTAAAGAAGTCTTATGCTTTACCAACTCAAGACTATACAAGCGTAACCCCTACGCAGTATTTTCTGCCAAGGCAGGGAGAAGGTACAAGCTATTTGAATGCTGGGTATGTATCGGAGTCAGTAGCGAAAATTGATGGATCCTTTGATATCAATCCAACTATAGAAATTAACCTGGAAGCCTCTTTCAAATGCTTTGGGCTGACACTGGAATTTGGTAGCAATAATCCTCTGGAAATGATTTTCTATGCTTACCACGACGGGGAACTGGTGGAGGATTACAAGGTAAAGGACCTGACTGCAACAACGGTCATTAGCCACGAATTCGAAGAGTTTGACAGGCTGGTCCTAGAATTTACAAAGGGCCTTCCCAATAACAGGGTGATTCTAAATAACATTACTTTTGGAGACAGTACGGATTATGTTTTTGAGTATGGCCATGAACTAACTAAAACGCCAAAGGGAACGCAGCTTGCTAAAGTAAGAGAGCTCCAAGTAACTAGAACGCTTTACAATCAGGCAGGAGAAATGAAAGAGCTGGCAAAAGAAACTATTATGGTAACAACTGTAGATAACCAGTATACATTTTATTTTAGTAACCCATCTTATGACTTGTCTTGCGCTCTGACAGAGCCAGGAGAGGGCCATACAGCAACTATTATTTCTAGTAGCAACTATTTTGCTACGGTAGAAATTACAGGGGTTACAGGAGCGGTTGAGGTGTCAATATCCGGTCGAGAACTAACAAGCGTAAAAGCTAATATAACACGGCAGTTAAATCCTACTGGTAGCCAAGAAGTATGGGAAAATCCCCTGGTATCAGATTCTATCCATGCGACTAATATTGCGGACTGGATCGGTGATTATTTAAAATCAGATCGGCAGTATGATCTTCAGTATCGTGGAGAGCCTAGGATCGATGCGAACGACATTGCGTTTCTGGAAAACAAGTATGTTCCAGATCTCCTCCTTCGAGTGTATGAGCATACTTTAAAATTCAATGGGGCCTTAAGCGGAACAATCAAAGCAAGGAGGGATATGAGTAATGTGGCGACAGCCAAAGACTAACTGGAAAGAGGGAGACTATTTTAATATAGAGGATTACAACCGAATAAAGGGAAATTTAAACGAAATCCGGTCACAGGCATTACTGCTCTGGCTGGATTTTGATTTTGAGGAAATGGGATCCGATAAGACCTATCAGGACTATGGTTTCTACGCGGATGAGATTAACCGGTTTGAGGCTAACGTGGAAAACATCCGCACCGGAACCTATTCCTTTAAAACAGGCACTCGTCAGATTTTTTACGATAATCAGCCATTCATTGACTGGAAGGAATTAAACCGGATTGAGGAAGCCTGCAGGTTGATTTATAGCAATATACAAAGCCGATACAATGGCAGAAAAAAAATATCTTTTATATTAAACGGAGGTGCTTTTTAAATGGGATTAAAAACAGATTATAAGGATGCCATGTTTGATGGCCAGCGCAGGTACCGCCTGATCCCTAACGAGGACGGCACTTATAGCCTTCCTGATGAAACATCTTACACCCAAAAAGGGGATAGGTTTGGGGCTAATGACATTAATGCAACAAATAAGACAGTCAACCAGATTAACCATGTGACAGAGGTAACCCTGACCGCCGCAGGTTGGAGTGGTAGTTTGGCTCCTTATTCACAGACAGCAGACGTTCCGGGTGCCACAGAAGAGTCAGAAGCTATGGTTGTAAGTGCTTTGGTTGATGGAGCCACAGAAGCCGTACAGAAAGCGTACAATAAAGCCTTTGGAATTGTGACTAGCGGTACGGCTACCTTGGGAAATGGAATTATTACCTTTAAGGCATATAAAAAGCCAGCAACAGATATTGTTGTAGGTTTGAAAGGGGTGTAATTCATGGGAAAAGTATGGATGCCTGGAGGCGGCGGTGGAGCGGATCTTGATGCAGTGACCGCAGAGAGTCCCGATGTTCTGGCAGGGAAGGTGATTGTTGATAAAGACGGTGAACCATTAACCGGAACGCTGGCATTTAGCGGAGATGCGTCAAGTGATCAAGTGTTAGCCGGCAGGTCTTATTACAGCACGGATCCTAAAAATAAACAAACTGGTTCTATGCCTAATTATAGTTCAACCCCCACGGCCATAGACGCTATCAGGATAAATAATAATAGATTTGAGGTAGCCGTTGCAAGAGGCTTTCATGGATATAATTGGGCTGGTGGTGGCTATGAGTATATGAGTTATGATCAAGTGGCTAATTCAATAGGTTTAACTCCTGCAAAGCTGAAAAAGGGTGAATGGGTTTGTGGCAGGACTGGGACGTTTGAGGGATATGTACCTACTGCTACGGATCTTTATCTTAGAGGCAACAATATTGCAGGTTTTGTTAGCAAAAATACGAGTGCAATAAATTTATCTTTCGAATCAGGACAGATCACTATAGGGACAACAAACCTTCCAACAGATAACAGCCTTTATGCCTATGCACAAAAAGATCTTACCGGATATAATTATCTGAATGTGGAAGGTTATTGTAGTACTGGATATAATAGCGGTCCCGCGTTGGGGATTAGTGTTGCATCAGGCACCAATGCGTCCGCTGTTGGCGGTGTCGATGCATACGCTATTAGTCCCGTTGGAGTTGGATACAAAACAGTTACATTAAATATATCTGCTATTAATGCTATTAGATACATAAGAGTTTTTGTTATAGATAGAACCTCTGCGTATGTGTATAGAATATGGTTTAGTTAAGGAGATTGATTTTATGAAAATTTATGTAAATGAAAACTATGAGATTATTTCTATTGCTAATGAACCAAATGTTTTCTTTTATCAAATGGAAACGGGCCAATCAAGAGAGGAGATGTTTGGGAGTCTTTGTGATTCTGTCATTTTAGGATATAAATATGAACCCCAGTATGAAATGATTTTTAATGAAGAAGGTAGCAATGTAAGAGATGGAAAAACAGGAGAACTGCTGTATAAGCTTGATGGAAACGGAGAAAAGATTCCTGCTGGTTACGCCTGTTATCCATTTGTAGACCATAAGATGCTTATGCTTATTCAGAAGCAATATGAAGACTCCCAACGACAGGTACAGGCGCTCAATGCTCAGATAGAATACCTGTCAATGATGTCCGGTATCGAAACGGAGGTAAATCATGAATAAGTTTGAAAAGGTAAAAGGTTTTTATGAGGCAGAATTATGGTCTTTAGGAATGGTTAGAAATGCCGTGGGCCGCTGGATTACACCAGACGAGTTTCAGGAGATTACCGGGAAAGAATATGAAAAGAAAGAATGAGGAAAATGAGTATGAAAAACGCATTATGTACAACCGCAGGAGTGGTAGGAAGCTTTATAGCATCGTTGTTCGGGGGCTGGGATACAGGTATTGCAACCTTGGTCCTTTTTATGGGAATTGATTTTTTCTCTGGCCTGGCAGTCGCCGGTATCTTCAAAAACAGCACTAAGACTGAAACTGGGGCGCTGGAATCAAGGGCCGGCTTTAAGGGGCTTTGCCGTAAGTGTATGACTCTCCTCTTTGTTTTAATTGCTTTCCGTCTTGATTTGGCCATTGGTACCAACTACATAAGGGATGCGGTAATTATTGGTTTTATGGCTAATGAACTAATTTCCATCGTAGAGAATGCTGGGCTCATGGGCCTGCCCCTTCCTGGTGTCCTGACAAAAGCCATAGATGTACTGAAAAAGAAAGCTGTAACTGAATAATCTGTTGCGACATCGCAACTCACGGGCCTAGGATCCTCCTGGGCCTTTTCTATTGGAGGAAAAAACATGAGTAATGTTGTAAGAGATTTAATTGAAAAAGCAGAGACATGGACTGGATACCTGGAAAAAAAGAATAAAAATAATTTGGATCATTTCACAGCTAATGCTGGAAGCAATAATTTCACCTGTTTTGCCAGAGATTACAAATTACATACCGGACAAAACCTACAGGGCCAGCCATGGTGTGCTATGTATGTGTCAGAGGTATTTGTACAGACGTTTGGCTTAGAAGCCGCCAAGAAGCTTGTGGGCGGTGCTCTGTACCATTATTGTCCTACTGGAGTAAATCAGTTTAAAAAGACCGGGAATTGGCATTCTAAGCCAGAGCCGGGAGACGTTATCTTCTTTACCAACGGCACAAGAGCATATCATACCGGAATTGTTATTGAGGTGACTTCTACCAGGGTAAAAACCATAGAGGGTAATACTTCCGGAGCAAGTGGTGTGATCGAGAACGGCGGCGGAGTTTGCCAGAAATCTTATAGCTTGTCTTATGAGAAAATTATGGGATATGGTCGGCCAAATTGGAGCATTGTTCTGACAGAGGAAAAGAAGTCAGGCTGGGTGCAGATTCCAGAAGGCTGTATGTACTTTAATGGAGATACTGGTCTTTCGGTCCGTAATGACTGGGTAAAGGATCAAGAAAAGTGGTACTGGTTTAATGCTGCTGGCATGATGGTCACAAATACTTGGTATCGTTATAATGAGGCTTGGTATTACCTAGGCCCAGACGGTGCTATGTGCCAGTCACAGCTTGTGGAAAATTCCGGAAAGATTTATGCCGTGGATGCTGATGGTAAGATGGTTACTGGTGAGATATTGCTTACAACCTTAAGTGATGGCGCGTTAGAGTATAAAGAATTGGTGAAATAAATACAAGGGCGGGTAAGCGTTGCTTGGTCCCGCCTAAAGTACTTTGAAATATTTTGGTTCTATGCTATAATAGCTATGTAGAGTGGCGGAAAGGATATCCGCATGAACGATACTAATCTTAAATCTATAAACGTTATAAAATATAACGGAAAATCTGTTGATCTTAATTCTCTCTGTATGTCTTATACAAATTTTCAGCAAGAACAAATTTTAGAAGCTTTTATCTACCATGATATGATAGTAATTACTCCAGCAATGGTAAACGCTCAACCCGCTAACTAATTTTCTTTTAAGCCACTCTACAAAATTAATCTTTACTTATAATATTTTTCAAACCACTTGGGTTCCTTAATATGTGGTGTTTCTTTTTTCTGATCGATATCTCTGTAAAATCCACATACCTTATTTTTGTTGTTGCAATCCTCTTCTTCCACAATGAAAAAGGAGCATTTGTTTATATCTGGTGCCAGGATACATTTTCCGACCATAAGATCACCTCCTGAACATATTATACGAACAAATGTTCTGTTTGTAAACTGGAATAATATGGATAATAAATTTAAGATATAAGGCTCTAACATTTGATCATGATGTATAATGTTTTTAAAAGCTTGGGAGGTTTTTATATGATTTCTTATGATAAACTATGGAATACTATGCGAAGAAAAGGAATAACTCAATATCGGTTAATTAACGAATACAAGGTCAGCCCCGGCCAGATTGGCAGGCTGAAGAAAAACAGGCACTGTTCTACACATACATTGGAAAAGCTGTGTAAGATATTGGATTGCAGAATTGAAGATATTGTTGAGTATAAACCATAAATTTTAGGCCGGTATCTGGTATTATTAATATAAAAACGTAGACACGTCTACCGTTTGTCTACCCTGACCGAGTTTTTGAGTAGACAGAAGAATGTTTGTAAATGTAATAAGGTGTTTTATGATTCAGTAATTTCCCTGTTTTACCTTGATTTTTAATGCTATCAAGTGCACCTTGGTGCAATGCGAAATCCAAAGTTGTAGTTGGGTAACAATCCTATGGTCGGAGCTACTGTAGCTGTAGCTGTTGGAATTGAAGAAAGTGCTAACGCAGGAAAGTTCTAAGAAAAAACCTTTATTTTATAAAGGATAAAGCTATATAGTAGAGAAAAGAGGAGTCCACTTTTGTGGCTCCTCTTTTTACGGAAATTGGTTTTATTTCACTATAAATTATTTATTTTGAGACAATTATCATAGGCCAACTCTTGTAGAATTTTATACAAAGACTGAACATTATATTTCTTAGGAAATTCCAATTTATGTGAAGCGTATTCCACATGATGACCTTTAAGCTCAGGCGTCCTAATATATGTAAATGTTAATTCGCTATCATCAAACCCAAAGCCAGAAGTCTCCATTCTTACATCTATAATTGTAAATAAATTTATAGATGTAACACTCATTTTGGTTCCAGTAGCACCTTGTTTATCGGTCATAATTAATCTTTTATCCGTAAAAATAAGAGCATCACGAACAAGTTTGAATCCCATTGTAATAGATTCGCCCTCCATTAAGTACATACCAAATTCTTTGTTTAGCTCTTCATTAGATACTTCACTATAATTTCCAGCAAAACCACCTTGTAAAATATTTTTCATTCCAAAAGCCAT